CCTGTGCCTAATTCTCTTACAGCGACATCATGAGGTAATATGTGTGTTGCGTACATATAGTCATGTTCTCGTAGCCAATTTACATAGTAATCAAGACCAACACCATGATTTTCTACAAAATCTATGAGTCGTATTTCTTTATTAACTACCTGTGCTACCCATATGCTAGTAGAGTCTGACATACCTAAATCCCAGCCAGTATATGTCCTTGCTAGTTCGTCTTTAGGAATATCTATAATATGATTTTGTTCTTCTATATCATTAATAATAGATGAGTAATATGCACCTTCTACTGGAGCGTTAAAACTACACTCAAATTCTTGAGCATACTTATCGTCACCCATTTCTGCTTTAGCAGCGAGTAACTCATTCTTATCAACAATACCTGTTTCAGAAGATTTAAATTCTAATAATTCCCAACCCTCACTTCTTGACCCTCTATCTCTCAAGTCTTTAAAGTGATTCTGTCCTTTCGGTGTACCCATTGCTACGCAGTAGCCGAGTCGGTCTGCTAGTGCAGGTCTGACAATCTCTGTGAATAGTGTAGGATTAATGTTCCCAATTTCATCAAGAACGCACCCGTCTAGGTAGATTCCACGCAGACTGTCAGGGTTATCTGCCCCATACAAGTTTATCCTTCTGCCCATAAAGTCTACACGCAGTTCAGCAATGTTGGCTTTAGCTTCTAATGGTCTTGTATATTCTAGCAAGTAGTCCCATGCAATTCTTTTAGCTTGATTGTAGGTCGGTGCTACATAAGCAAATCTAGGATTAGGTTTATCACAGTTGAGTGCACTATGTATCAGTTGGTTAATAGCACAAACTGTTTTACCCATTCGTCTATGAGCAACCACAACACTAAAACGATTACCTTTAACCATTTCATGTATTTCTTTTTGTGGAGCTCTTGGCTTATAGCCTGTTGTTATTTGTTTTGCCATCTTATTGTAACTCTCTTACGAGGTCGTTACCCTATTTAAATTGTTTTAAATACTCCACTGCTTTCTTCATTACTTTTATATTGTCTCTAAACTGACCTAATCCAGTATTACAGTATTGACATAATAACTTTCTTACTGTCTTTTTTGTATGGCAGTGGTCTACATATAACTTGGTGTCATCATTGTGACTACCACATAAATAACATCTATGTTTTTGTTTTTTTAGCATGGCATTGTAATCATCTAATGTAATGCCGTATCTATCTTTGTAATTCTTGCTGCGTATCTTGTCGGGGTTATTAGCCCTCCAGATTTTACTGGCTATCTTATTTCTTGCTGCTTTGTCTAACACTTCCATCTGGCTCGTGCTGCCTTGCCGCGTTCACCTGTCCAGCCTTTACTTCTAGCACAGAAAGACTTTCTTCTTTTTGCTGCCTTACTACCTGCTTTAACTTTACCTGTGACTGGGGCTTTTAACTTACTGCCAGTTGCACGATTATATTTTGCTCTACCTTTTGCTGTTAATCCTGCACCCTGCTTAACAGAGCGTTTTTCACCTCTACCTACAGACAGGTTTACTTTTTTCTTTGCTACCACTATTTCTTTTTAGCTTTCTTTTTAGCTTTCTTTTTCTTTTTAGGGAAGCCAGCTTTCATATTTGCATATGCTTTATCTGATATAGTAGATTTCTTTTTAGTTCTGCTAGTACCTGCTTTCTTTCTTTTGTTTATATTGGCATATAAGCTCATACACAGTCCCCTATAGATTCAAACCATCTACGCATTTCTTCTTGCCTTTCTTCATTGGACTTTTTCTCATTGGTCTTTTCATTGGGTTCATTACACATTCTCCACTTGTTCACATTTCTGTATGCGTAAACATCCTACATCAATAATAAAAAAGTTAAAATAAGTTTTGTTTTTAGAATCATCTACTTTTCTGTCTTGATACCATTCAAAACCAAAGTGACAACCACAGAACCAGTGCCATGACCACATATTATCTTCCTCCCCTTATAGGAAACCCTCTAAAATCTGGACTTTCTACTACTTCCATTAACTGTCTTAATGCTTCTGGAGACAATTTTAAATCGTCTATATCAGGTGGCATTACTTCTACAGGTGAAAGATTTTTTTGTAAAAACATTGCTTCTTGTTTTAAACTATCAGTGAGTATACCTTTCTGACCCATTTCTTTTATTTCGTTAAGTCTATTAATCATATCAGCTTCTCTGTTACTCACATTACCAACAGAACCTGCCGTTGCTAAATTGTTTCTCATTTCATTAATACGAGGCATAGGGTTGCTAATACCACCAGCCATCATATTAAACAAAGAGGCTTCTCTGTCACTTGTATTGCCTACATTACCTCCAGCTACTGCTCCGTTCATTGGGTTGCCTGAAAACATAGTCATTTCATTATCAGTTACATTACCAAATGCACCTTGTGGTTGATTCATCCTCATGCCATTGATGATTTGAGCTAAAAGTTCTCGTTCATTCATAATACTTCCTAATTTAGTTAATTATATAGATTGTCTAGAGGTGCTCTAGAGGTAGTCTAGAGGGTGTCTATAACAGATAAGATAAGAATAGATAAGATATATAGTGTGTTTTTAAAAAAATAAAATTTTGGGTACTGGGGTTTTTTAATCTATTCCTGTTACTACTTTGATATTAATGGGTGCACCCCCCTCTCCAGTTAATTCTGTGGTATTTTTTTCAGACCACTGTGCTCTTGTCTTTAACCAGAACATCATAGAGGCAGTATCACCTTGTTTAGCTTTCTCAAACAATGTTCCAGCAATGATTGCATTGCTTTCTATTCTACCCTTGTCTAGTTCTTCCCGATAATACTTTGTCAATGTATCTTCAGAGAATCCTAACACTGTCGCGATATCTTCATACCTAGTACCTACTTTAGATAATTCATAGACCTCATTTCGGGTGGTCGCTAAAACTTGGTGTCGGGGTCTCCCTGCCTTTTTTTTAGGCAATTGCTCTGAATCCCTTGCTATCACTGGCTTTGAGACTTCCTTACCTGTGGATAACTCTGGGTCTATAACTTCTAACTCATTGATTTCATTAGTATTATTCATATTGTTATGTTTGATTGGTTGTGGATAACTATTCGCAGTTCTTAACATCTGCTTAAATATTAAGCACAATGTTTAAACGGCTTGTTTTAAGCCCCTGTAAGCGTTTGAATAACATAAGGCAAGGCTACCCCTCACCTAGTTAAAGAAAAGCTTGTGAGAGAGCTTCTAGATACCTTTATGAGCGTTTATTTATACTATTATCGCCTTATATATCCGTTAAATATATCAAAGCCTTTAAAAGCCTTGATTTATAAGGGTTTATTGATTGTCTAACTAGATTGATATTACAGAGGTTTAACGCTTAATTGGTGTCATTATATCATCATTTTAAGTTATTCACAATTAATCCACATGATTAATTTTTAATCACAATAACCACAATGTAAAAAGGGTTTTATTAATAGACATAAAAAAGCCCCTAAAAAGGGGCTGATTTATTTGGGGTTGTTTAAACTACTCAATAATCATTTCATCATCACAATGGCTAGGATATCCAAAGTTATTTATTGCACCGCTTGAAGCCCTTGCAATAAAACCGCAATGTTGACAAGTAAGCTTTAACAATCTTGTAGACTGTTTTTTCCTAGTCTCAAAATTAACTTTTGAGTGCGGATATTTTCCAATTTCTTTTATCCAATTCTCAATCTTAATTTTTAATTCGGGGCTTTCTGTAGTAGCTGTCATTTTTCCTTGCAAGCCAACCGCAATAGCTATTTTTCTGAATTCTTTTCCATGTGGCTGCACTTCATTGCCATATAAATGGCGTTGAATAGCGTGAACCATTTCATGAATAAGAACGCCAACAACAGTTATTTCATCTTCTAGAACGGGGCTTATTAATAACTCATGATTAGAATCTTTATTCCATTCTGTTGGTAAGTGTTGACCAATAGCGTTGAATTTTTTTGACTTTCTCATTCCAACCATAACAGAACATGAAGCTTTTAATTTTTCTCTGATATCTGAAATTTTGAAGCCTGCTTCATCAAATAATGGAACGCTTTTATCAATCATAAGATTTAACCATGTCTCTCTATTTATATTTTCCATTTTTAGTTTCCTTTTTAAAGTTAGTTTAAACAGTGCCATTTTCAGCACTTGCGATATTATAAACATATTAGTTTTTTAGTGTCAATAATTATTTACTAATTAATTAAAGTTTTTTTTAATATATATAAGGCGGATTTTTTTGTCTTTTTTACCTGATTTTATACAATATCAACCAATCAATTTAAAGAGCCTTTTTAAGCCCATATGACAATTTAGGCTTACTTTGATGTAATGGTATTCTGTCAATCTTAAAAAGCCCATAGAGAGCCATTCTGCAAGCCCTCTTGAATCCCTTGATATGAAAGCGTTCTAGAGCATCACTACAATTTGCTTAACATCTGCTTAATTTTTATACAATATTGCTTGTGGATAACTTTTGTTGATTTAATCCACAACTTATCCACAGAAAAATAAAATTGCTTAAAAAATAAGCACAAAAAAATAACACTGTTTAAACAAAAAAATAAAATAAAAAAATAAGAAGCGTTTAAACGAAAAAATAAAATAAAAAAAAGCCCCGAAAAAATCAGGGCTTAAAAAATAAAACTAAAAACTTTTATTCTAAATAACCAAATTCATTTGGCGGTGATTTTCTCATATAAAAATATGATTGCCAAAAATTATCAATCATATCTTTTAGGTTCGGATAATCTTTTGTTTTAGCACTTACTAAAAAATCATAGACTTCTTTTTCTTCTTTTGTCATATCTTCTATTATTTGTTTTAATGTCATGTTTAAACACCTCTTTTGTAATTGTTAAAATTCTTATAGATTTCATCAATGTCATACTGAATAGAATCCATAAGAGACTCAAAGCGATAATGGAAAGCATCACCAATATCATAATCATAATTTTGAGCGTCTTCCATAGCTTTTTTATAATTGCTAGATAGATTTTTTAAATAACCCTTGTATTGCAATACTAGGGCTTGACTCGTTCCTTTTAATAAACTCATTTTTATACCCCTTATATTATATTAGATTTTAATTTATAACCTTTA